TAATCCTTCCTCTCCATAATACACCCAGCGTCGTCCCCATCAACTATGGCGTAGGCTTTGATCTTCTTCCTTTGGAGCCATTGCCAAATCATCGCGGCAGAAATGACACAATTGCCCAAGGCAGTGTTCATGTCGCCGCTCATCCGCATGGCCTCCAAATCTGCTCGCATCTCCCCATCCCCAGTTCTGGCATACATCACGTTCCTCAATTGTTGCCTGAGGAGCCACTTAAGGGTGGTGTCGCCTGGAAAATGGGTCTGTATGACCGCATGATCCAGGCCAAGTGCAAGTTCACCAGTGTGCTGGTCAAACCGACTAGCATCCTGGCCAACAAACACGGGATCAACGAAGGACTCCCACATGTCACGCAATAGCTGGGCCCGTTTTGTGAAATTCAGGCCCTTGGCTATGCATGGTTTGCCAAACATTTCGCCAATGTTGTGGTACACCTGGTGTTCGCAGGCAATGGTGTATGGTCCTAACATGGAATTGTACCTAGGTGTGCGTGGATTTATCAACCTGGGCACGGGAACCTTCTCGCTACTGAGCTCCGGATACAGCACGTTGTTGCAAGGCCACTGTGTTTTCTCGACCTTGACAAACCCCTGTGTAATCGCTTCTTTTGTGGCGTCAAACCAGTCAGACCTGTTTCTCTCAACTGCCAGCGTATAGACTTTCCGCAAGCGCCCGGGCCTCGACCCGAGAAACTCCTCGGGGGTCAACCGTGCGGTCGCAGAAGCGATACCCTGGTAAGTCGACAGGAACTGATCAAAACTGGCACTCTGATCAGGAGTGGGCCGGTGGGAAAAGCCGTCCCCAGACTTCACAAAGATGCCTCTCTCCAACACCGCTTGTGCTAAGGTGTCGAGGCTTCCTCCAAATGGAATGATGGCATCGCTGGAATGATCCATCATCAACCGGTAAAATGGCTTCTCTGGGCCGATAAGCACACCCGTACGTTTGAGAGACACCCTCTTGACATCTGCTGGGTCAATGACGCTCGCAGTGTTTAATCTCTCGAAA